TACCGTTTCCTGTGGGCTTGGCCGGGGTAGTCGTGCCGTCATGGTAAGTAATCCACACAGACAGACCGTTGGTGCCATTGGTGCCATCCTTGCCGTCTGCCCCGGCAGGGCCGGGAGGCCCGGGGGTAAGCTCGATGTCCTCAATTTTCTTGTTTAAGTCAGTGCGGACTTGCCAGGTGCTTTCCTCGGCTTTCCGCACTGCATCGATCTGTGAGCCGGTGAATGTGCGCCGTGTCGCGCCCAGCGTGATCTGTGTGTTGCCGGGGTCAAGAATATCCGGGGCCAGCTCCATCAACGGATATGACGCGCTGTAGCCGTGGGGCGTACTGACCAGGGCGGTCATTCTGCCCACCCGGAAATGCTGGATGCCCTCTTGCCAGCCCAAATCCACCGCCTTGCAGGTGATGGTCTCCGGCATGGACAGACCATTGTCGGCCAGCGCCGCCTTCGCTTTCGCCCGAAGGTTGGTGTCAACGGTCACATCGCCCCATTTGATGTGCCGGGTAATGCGCCCATATGTGGCCACGCCGGACTTGCTATAGATGGTTTTCCCGGACTTCACCAAGTCATCCGTCAAGTCACCGTCCGGCAGATTCCCGATGGTCAGTCCATCCTTGCCCTCCGGAAGAATAGCGGTGTAAATGTCCGCACCGTCCGTCTCGCTGGACAGGTCAAGAAGATTTTCGGCGAATTTCACCGTCTGCGTGTTTGTCAGCGGCAGCGCGGCGTAATAGTCCAAATAATTGCCGTCATCCTCGTAACGGATCAGCAGATTCCCGCCCAGAGAAGATTTGAACAGCTTATCGGAAATAGTGGTCATCGCCGTGGCGTACTCCTCAGAGCTGCGGGTAATGTAATTGTTCGGGTCGGACACGGTGACCACGCCGGGCTTGATCTGCTGCTCTGCGGTCACCTGCGCATTGTGCTGTGACAGAATCCAGCGGAAGAAAAACTCCACCACATTCCCGCTTGCGGCGGCGGCCTTATAGGCAGCGTCCTCCGTAAAGTCCTCTGGGAAGTTGAACGGTGGTATGATGCTGTCATTCAGCACCGCCATAATGCCCTCTGTTTCGATTTTGTGCGACCCGTAGAAGTCTTTTATATCGCTGGTTATTCTTCCCCTATATATAGGAAAAGTGCCGTCCAGCAGCTCCACAAGGCCACTCATGCGGCGAAGATTGCTTAAATAGGGATGTTCTGCGTCCACCGTAAAGGACATTTCCCCGGCCTTGCTGACCGCCAGCTTCACAGAAGGGTCACGGACGATTAGTTTTTCATCCGCAAGGCGCGGGTCATACAAAATATAGTTTTTGTATTTGAGTTGATACATTACAGGCTCGCCTCCTGGTATGTCACAGTGATGCTACCTGTGCCGCTTGCTACTTTTGCTTTCAGGGTATTGCTTCCAGCCGCAAGCCGGATGTCCGGCAAAATATGATCTCCCGCGCTGATGTTGATTGTGCTGCTGCCCCAAAGCAATGTGGTGTCCTGGGCCACCGTGATGGTAGGGATGACAGGTCGGCGCTCGTTGGGTAAGGATAGCTGTTTGTAGGCCGTGCTAAGGTCAGAGCGGGAAACCGTGGTTTTTGCGTTCTTGTATTTCCACGGGTCGCAGTCAACCGTGACCGGGATAGTCTGCATCATTTTGGCAAACCCCACCTGCCCAACGGAGCACCGCCCACTGTAAAAATGGGCGGTGTCCTCAGGAAATGTTATTTTAACGAACTTGCCGTGGACTTTGTTGCAGAAATCGGAAATCGTAGCAGGCCATGTCTTGCCGCTCACCGTATCCACGCCGGTGAGATTCAGTATAATAGTGCGGTTCTTATAGGTGACTTCTCCGGTCAGCACTTCGGACGCATCCAGCAGGCCGTCCCGGCCCGGAACATCGATCATATTCGTGCGGACTTCCGGCAGAGAAATGGACTTGCTTGCAAGCAGCAGACCGTATTCTGTGTAAGTGTCCTTTCCGTCAAAGCATACTTTTCCTATCATACGTCCCTTGCCCTCCTCGCGTTGATTTTGGCCAGTTCTTCATCCATGCCTGGGGCAAGCAAACCGACAACCTGTCCACTGTCCATGATGACTTTCATATTTGCCAACATAGGCAAGTACTGTTCAAGCAGCATTATAATTCTGCTGTATCCTCCGCTTGCTACGCCGTAAGCTCCACTTGCATAGTTTCCGCTGATATTTGCTCCTGCCGTAATGGATCCAGCAGAAAAATTCATGTCACCCTCTATGTCTTTTTTTACAGATGCAAATTCATCGCTAAACCCTTCCCCCAATCCTTCGGCCATGAATCCACCGATCCCGGCAAATACCTTAGACGGGGAGTGTATGCCCAAAATGCGCTTTACGCCGCCAACAAGGCTGTTTACCTTGTCATTAAACCAGTTTTTGATGTTATCCCACATTCCGGCAATGCCGTCTTTCAAGCCCTGAACGATGTTTCTACCGATGCTGCCCCAGTCATAATTTCGGATCGTGTCAGCAATGGCCGCGATAATACGCGGGACGGCTGCAATCAGTTCCGGGATTGCTCCGACAATGCCGGTAATCAGCGATACAATGATTTGCGGTGCGGCAAGGATAATTTTATCAAGGTTATTAACAATGCCGTTGATAAACGCGATAATCAGAGTAGGCACAGCCGCCACAAGCTCCGGGATGCACTTGATAATTCCGTCAATCAGCGCAAACAGAAGATCAATTCCCATCTGGATGATGTTGGGCAGTTCAACAATGATTGCGGCAAGCAAGTTGCCGATAATCAGAGGGACTGCCGCGATAAGCTGCGGGATCGCATCAATCAGTCCGTTCGCCAGCGTCATAATTAGCAAGATTGCCGTTTCAATGAGCTGCGTCAAAAAGTCCGGGCTTGTCAGCATCTGCACAATCGTCAATGTCACCTGCAACAGGCCATCAATGAGCGTGGGCAGGTTTTCTATCAGGCCATTCGCGAGGAAGAAAATAATGTCGATTGCCGCCTGCGTAATTGCAGGTAGGCTATCAATGATACCCTGTCCCAATGCGCCGACAAGCGCAACCGCCGACTGCAAAAGTGCAGGAAGGTTATCTGTGATGGTTGTAATGACCATCGGGATAATCGTGGTAGATGCAGATGTAACAAGCTGTGCAATGCCGCCCAAAATGACATTAATGCGCGGAATGATATTTTCGCCAACGGTAACAAGACTATCAACGAACTGCTCTGTAAGTGTCTTGAAATCGGCGTTATCGTCAGCAATGCCAACCAGCAGATTGCCCCATGCGGACTTCATGGATGAAACAGAGCCTTGAATGGTGGTGCTTGCTTCTTTTGCCGTAGTTCCTGTGATACCCATTTCTGTCTGAACCACATGGATTGCTTCTACTATTTCTGCGTAGCCATATCCCATGCCATCCTCGCCCCACAGAAAGTCTTTGCCAGAGAGCTTCGACGCATCGGCAAGCAGACGCTCCATTTCTTCTTTTGTTCCACCATAGCCCAATTTGCAAATTGTTAATCTGCACTTTCTTACTTAAATACGTTATAGGTGCAGTTCAGACTATCGCTTATCCTACTGCATATTGTAGGATTCCTCTCACTTAGTCGTTCACGCTGGCATTACCCTTGCGCCCTGTTGCCCCCGCCGGGGTGTCCAAGTCAATCAGAGAGGATTCGCACATCGCCCTTTATTTATGCGGCGAGTGCCCCCATTTTGTTAAGGTTATCAAGCATGGTGTAGTTCTGTTTGGCAAAGCCTTGGTAAGCATTCTGGATAGATGCCATATCCGTGCCCATTTTATTGGCATTATCAGACATATCCGTGATTGCAACATTAGCCATGTCTGCCGCCGCTGCTGTATCACCGCCAAGCGATTGCAGTAAGGACGCAGAAAAACTTGTAACTGTGTCCATATATTCGTTAGCGGATAGGCCAGCAGACTTATATGCATTTGCTGCATATTCTTGAACTTTTGCAGAGCTATCCTTGAATAGCGTATCAACGCCACCGACCAGCTGTTCATACTCAGCATAGTTGTTAAGCGCGTTTTTCGTAAGCACGGCAATGCCGGTAGCAGCCGCACCTACAGCTGCGGCGCCGACTTTAGCCGCAGTGGCAAGCCCATTTTTGAATTTTCCTGATAATGTCTCTACATTTTCGCTTGCCTCGTCTTGCACAGATATTTTCACAAACAGATCAAGAAGATTCATGCGTTCACCTCGCTCTCTTTGTAAATTCTGAAAATTATTCGTGACATTCCATTTATAGTATGGTATGATATCGGCAAGGAGGGATTATTTATGATAAGTTTTAACAAAGATTCTGCGTGGGACTTAAAGCCGATTCCCGTTTCCGATGTGCGTGGTGAAGTGAATGGCTTGTTGATTGACGGAGAAGAAATCGCTGCCGCATTTAAGACCGTCCGCGACCAGCTGATTTTTACTAACAAGCGAGTCATATCGGTTGATGTACAGGGGATTACAGGAAAGCGCAAGTCCTTCAGCTCTATGCCCTATTCGAAAGTGCAGTTTTTCTCCGTGCAAACCCCAGGCTTTGCCGAAATCATCCCGGATAGCGAACTTGTTCTGACATTCTCCAATGGTTATGTTGCAAAGTTCGAGTTTAAGGGAGGCACAGACATCGGGAAAATCGGAAGAATGATTTCTGATTATGTCCTCAAGTAACGCATATTCGCCCGCCGCCCCTTCACGGGGCGGCTTTTTTAACTTGTAACCCGCACCGATTGACAATATCGCTGGTGATTTCTTCACAGGAGCGATTGTCTTTTTTGCTCACATCTATAATTTCAATATATCGCTTATCGATTGAAACGCCCGCGCATCGCTCGCATATTGCTTTAAGCAGATCAGCAGAATAAATTCGATATGCTTTTTCTTCTGCATCCTGCTTATACCGCGCTACACAGTATGCCAGAAATGGCTTTACTCTTTGGCTTCCCCGATATTCTCCTGCACAGAGCCGGACGGCGTTTCTGCCGTCTCGGTCTGCGCAGATGTAAAAAGGTCCGTAAAAGCCTCGTCCGTCATAAGCTCAGTAACATCAACCAGCAACTTGGCAAGCGTCAGCCCAGCGGCATATTTTTTTGCAGTCACGCCTTCCACAGCCGCCAAAATTGCAATCAGATCTTTCTTGTGCCCACGCAAAAGCAGCGGAGCAGATTTCTTAACCCTTGCCAATACAAAGTCCTTTGCATTTACGCCATCCGGGAGCTTCTGACGCTGAAACAACGCTGCGGCTTCTTTGTCCTCGGCTATGTTGGCAATAGGATCGATAATGTCTGCGATAACATCAAACACTCGCTCCCCTTTAATTTTTGACAGTTTCATGGTGTTACGCCTCCGCCGTGCCGGCCTTGATGTAAATTTCAAATGGCACAGTGTCCTGTGCGCTCATGGAGTAGTGAGCGGTGTACTCAAACGCGAACTGCCCCTTTGCCTTGTCACTGGTCTTCAGCTGGAAGCCGCCGGTAGACAGTGCGTTCATCATGTGGATGGCGATGAAACCGCCATTTTTATCGCCGTTCTTGTCGGAGTAGTCGCCCACCAGCCAGATGTCGGCAAAGTCAGCGTCCGACAGATCGTTCCGAGGCGTGACCTTCCCATCGCTGGTACCCACATCTGCAGCACCGCAAAGGCTCTTTGCAATCTTGGTGTCTGCGTTGATGAACGTACCCGTCATCTTTGCCTCCCAGGAATCCAGCCGTTTCAGCTCCTTCATGTTCTTCGGACAGTTGTCAATGTCTTCGCCAAAATCGGAGAAGCTGGGCGTTGCGGTAAAATTTACGCCGCCGGTAGTCGCGCCGATCTGTCCCGCTTCTCCGATGGTTCCGGTGGCCGGGGTAAAATCGGTGGTCAGAATACCGGCGTTGATCTGGAGCTTCTGAAATGCATCGGATGGAATTTTAGTGAATTTCATATTTTCTTCCTTTCATCAGTTTTGCGACAGGTATTCCACCGTGATGTTGAGATACCTTCGCTTGATGTTTTTATCGCTTTCGTCCGCGATGTTCTGACACCACGGGGAGCCGCGCTTGATCCACATCGCCCCGCCGTCATACGGCACAAGCACGCCGCCCATACCGATTGCATCGGCGATCTCCTGTGCCTTTGCGTTTGGTGTCGCCTCGCTCTCGGTGTAATACCAGAGGTTGACCGTCAGCGCGATCTCGCCGCTCTCCCATGATCCGGTGATAAGCTCATAGGTCAGCCACGGAAAGGTCGCGTCCTCCGGCACATTCGAGGTCGGATACGACGGGAGGAATTGAGAGAACCACGCATGGAGCGCCTTGTCCTTTGTCATTTCGGCAGCTCCTTTCGCTCCGCAGTAAAGAATTTCAGCGCCTTAATGATTGCGCCCGCAGACCTCGGCGCGGCCTTTTCCTCGGGATTTGATGTCACGCGATAGGTAATTCCCGTTTCCGTATCGCGGAAATAATCGTTGTACTCGATGGGAACGCTCTGATTGACCAGTGCGGAATATACCGAGGTCACACCCTCCTTTTCCGCTTTTCGCGCCTCCATCGATGTGTCAAGAGATTGGTAATTGAGGAACTCCGCACCCTCTTCCCACGCAGTGATGTAGCCGCCCGCGCCATCAGGCGTGCGCTTTTTCTCCATCAAAATGCACTTGTGGGCAAAATCGTCCAGTAAAGTCACGGTTCCACCCCCTTGAGCTTGCGCCAGTCATTTAACCGGCATTTAAAAGCGCCCTGCCAGCCCGTCCCAGCGCTCGTGTCGGCATTTCCGCCGCTCGCCTTGGTGTAACTGTACCCGCCGAAGCTTTCGCTCGTGTACGGGCTTAAAACGGCTTCACCGTTCTTTTCTTCCCACGCGGCGATATCTTCGGCAAGCACAACCACAGCCTTTGGCACCGCCAGCGCCCACACCGTCCCGGTAAAGGTTTCATCCGTCAGGTCAGCCGCCGGATATTGATGCAGACCGTCATTAAACACAGAGCCGCAGATACGGAAATATTGATTGGTCAGGAGAAAGGGCAGCGCAATGCTGCCGTTCTCCACGGTGAACGTGCCCTCGTGAATCTCCACAAGGAACCAGTTGTTCAAATGCCGTAAGACCTGTTCAAGCATTACGCTGCCCTCCTATTTAGCCCGCGCCGGCCACAGAAACGGTAGCCACGGCAATGCCGTCCAGATACTCAGCCCACAGTTTCATGCCCATGATGGCGTACATATCGCCCGTGGCGCGGCTGTAATCGCCGTCAACATGGACGCCGATCAGGTTGGTCTCGCCCTTCACGGTGTAATTCAGCCCCAGCTTGGCAAAGTCGCTGTCGCTCGGGTCCACATAGTACAGGTCGATGTTTTCCACGGGCAGAGCAATCACCTTCTTGGAAGCAATGTACTTCTCGGGAAGCAGGAACAGGGTGCGGTAGCCCATGAAGTTCTCCACGTAGTTGATACCGAACATCGTCTGCACGGTGATTTCCTTGTCGCCCAGGTAATCGTAAGCATCGATGATGTTGGCAAAGCCCACCACCTCGGTTACGTCCTTATCCAGACCGGCAAACTTGTCCAGCACCTTGCCCTTAGCCATAGCCAGAGCACGCTGCCACGTTTTCTCGGTCACCTTCAAAGTGCCGGTACCGAGGAAGGTGTAGAAGTCGGTCAGGACCTTGTTCTGCAGGGCCACGAGGAAAGCTTCGTCGGTCTTCTCCACGGCAACGTCAGCGCCGTACTTTGCCACGCTCTCGATGGTCACGCTCTTGGCATACTTGGAAATGTCGATGTCGCCATAGGCAACAGGCTCCACCTTCATCTTGGTAAAGGGGATCTCGTCACCCTCTGCCACGGTGCCGCCCTTGAGGCCACCGTCCACGCTGGCCTTGTAGGAAACCAGCTTCGTGCCGGGGGCCTTGCGGATGGGACGCATGATGCCCATGATGTTACGCAGTGCGTCCCAGTTATCGGCGAAGCGGGACACGAAATCCACCTCGCGTGCGGAAGTAGTAAACTGCGCGGAAGTTGTTACATTAGTTTTCGCAGCCATAAATAGCTCCTTTCAAAAAATCAGTTGTTTTCGCTTGCCATCAGGTCGGCAAGCGCTTTCTGGCGCTCCGCCGTAGACATCACATAGCGGCCTTTATCGTCCTTCTTGTAGATGTCCTCTCGGGATTTTGCACCGCCGGTGTTTGCCGGGGGGTTGGCGGGATTCGCCCCGTGTGTCTGTGTGGTGGAAACCAGCCCCTTGTAGGTGCCGTCTACGAGCGCATCAAGGCTCTTGGTGTCCTTGATCTTGTCGCCGTCCATCTCCAATACGGCCATTTCTTCGCCGCAGCCACGCATCGCAAGGTCGAGATTCGCGCCGGTGATGTTTTTGCTCTCAAAGTAAGCCCGGACGGCCTTTTCCTTTGCCGCCTTGCTCTCCTTTGCCGTGACATTGGCTTTGAAGTCCTCAAAAGCCTTGTGCTCTTTCTCGTACTTCTCCTGATAGCCGTTGTCACCTGCCGCCTTGAGATCGTCCAACTGCTTCTGGACGCTGGGCAGCTTCTCCGCGTCCGCCTTATACTTGCTGACATCAGCTTTCAAGCCGTCCACAGTGTCGGTATGCGCCTCGATAATGGTATCAACCTGCTCATCGGTAAGCCCCATACCCTTCAAAAGTTTTCGTGTAAGTGCCATGACACTATCTCCTTTTCTTCGGTTCCGTTCCTTCGGAAACGATAGTTTTATAAAAACCGCTGTCCCTTGCGGTAATTAACAAAAAGAGCCAACTGCCTACAATTTGTAAGCAGTTAGCTCCTATTTCAGTTCATCCTCCAATATCTTCCGGTATTGGATGGCATGGTCGGCGGCAGCAGGTTTCAAAAACGGCTGTGCCTTGTTGCCACGCGTGTAATGCCAATTTCCCTTTGCGTCCTGATACACCCACGGTGTAGGCCGTCCGCCGCCGCCCTCGGCGTAAATGCCGGTGCCAAGCTCAACATAAGCGGCATACTCGTTGTCCGTCCCGATGATTGCCGCTGGTTCCTGCTCATCTACCACATGGGTGATGCTGTTCCGCAGATTGCCGGTGTCAACGGGGCACAGCTTTTTCGCATATCCCTCTGCCACCAGACCAATCTTTTCCAGCCCCCGCAGAAGCGCCGCATGGATGGCGCCAGAAACCTCTTTGCTGTTGTCGGTGATTTCAACGTTCATCAAAAAATCCCTCTTGACTTTTTTTCGGGAATTGCATATACTGACAGTGAGGAAACTCATGTTTCCGTTTTTTCGAGCCGAACCTCTTCCCGTTACTGGAGGGGGGGCGGCTCATTTTTTATATCTTCGTGCGAATAGGAGAGAACCGTTCTCTTCCAATGCAATCACATCAAAACCGAACCCAGTGCTAACCACGCTGCGAACTGCTCTATCATCTACAATGCGTATAAGCTCATCGGTATTGATGGATCCTGTGCACTGTAACACAACCCCTCCAGGAGTTTTTGCAATCTGCTTTGTGGCTTTTCGAATCGCCATATCTGCCGCTTTCGCTGTTGATATACTTTTCAATTCCCACTGTTTACCGCGCCATAGGTAGTCCGGCGTTTTTATTCCCTGCGCATTCGCTTCTTTCAACAGCACGAACTTCCCGCCGAATTGATCTCTGAGTTGGTTTGCAACTTCGATTTCGGTCTTGTGCCCTTTTTTGCGGTATCCGTTCTCGTATCGCACCTTACCCATGCGGGGCTTGGCGGAATCTATGTATTTCTTTGTAACATCCTTCGCAGATTTTTCGCTCCCCATGTGATATGGGGATAACTGTTTGCCGCTGTATCCCTGCTTCGATGCTTCCCACTGCGCATATGTCATGTCAGATATAAGCCCGTCGCGTGTCCTACGCAGCCCGTCTGATGTATCTACACCATCCACCGCCGCAACCAGCGTACAACGGCAGTTATATATCTCCCACGGTGGCCCTTGTGGGTCGCCGGGAAAGCGGCAACCGTTAGAAAACTTCTTGCCCTGCGCCACTTGTTCGCCGTCAAGCATGGCATGAGAGTGGCGTGTACGCGAGTCCAGCGTAGCCAACCATTCTTTTTTGAGCTTTATTCCCATCTTTCCAGCCGCCGCGTAGCTGTCCATGCGTCCGGCGTTCTGCGCGCCAGTCACAGCTGTACGGGCGGTGCGGATGGCGGAATCGCGGCTCATGGTGGTAATGCGCTTTTGCAGATCGTCCGCCATGTGCTTGATGCTCTTCCCTTGCAAGATGGAGCTGGTGACACTCTTGGTAATTTGCTTTTTGCCATACTCGAGGTCAATGCCACGCTTTAATGCTCGTTTCGGCGGGTAATACGGCATTAAGTCTGGCTGCTCTACCATAAGCCGCTTTACCGTCTGCTCGTCCCACAGATCAAAGCCGATATTTCCAGCGACCTGTTCAATGGTGTAAGCCGCATAATTGCGGTTCAGGCTGTAAATACCCGGCGTTGCATCGTTGGTATAGGACACCGCCACGGCGTTTGCGTCCGTGGCACGGCGCGCCACTTTGTCTTGCATGGCCTGATAGCGTTCCCCGCGCCCGATCTGGTTCAAACGCCATTGCTTATAGTCGGCCTCCGTCCATTCCTTGCCGTTCTGCACGGTGCCGATCAGCGCTTTCATTTCCTCGTCGCGCTTTTTGAATTGCTCAAAATATGCGTCGATGGTAGCTTGCAGTTCTTCCCCCGCCTCGCGGTATAGCGTTGCAATACGCCGCTCCAGCTTCGCAAGCTCCTTATCGGTCAGCTTGTGTCCGAGGTCACTGTTCGCCATCGCCGTTCACCTCCGGCGCATCCGGTTCCGCAAAGCTCCGGTCAATCTCTTCTGCCGCCTTCCGCTTTGCCATGTCCTCGTACTGGTCAATGTCACCGTTGATCGTCAGCAGCTTCTTTGTGATGTATTCGTCATCGTAATACGCCGCGCCCAGAAGAATGTTCTGCGTTTCCTCGCTCTTGTTGATAATCTGATTGCGCGTGTAGCTCGGCTGGGCCTCAATGCCTGCCAGACGCAAAATTTCCACAATAAACCGCGTGACCTCGGATTCAAACTTATCCGTTTTCAAATCCAGCGGCACATAGCTTGCCTTGATTGCGGTTGCCGTCTGGTTGCCGGCAGATACCGCCGCCGCATCAAAGCACTGGAAATCTTCGTACAGCTTTTTCTTGAGCATATCAATGGTGCTGCTGGTGCCCTCATAGGGAGCCTCGATGGTCTTGCTTTCCACCTTTGCGCCGTCATCGCCGTTGGCGTGGGCGACATGGGTGGTTTTCAACCGTTCAATAAACTTAGCATCGGCCAAATCGTCCATTCCGTCGCAGTTCGAAAGAACCCAGTAGATCAAATTGCCCTCGTCCACGTTGTTGACCATGTTAGAGGACGCCAGATCCAGCGCGTCAATGGTATTGCGCTTGCCGACGATCTCGGATAGACACCGCTTATTGTTTTTCAGCGGCACGATGGGGAAACTCGGATAATTCCCGCCGTCATAGATTTCGGTTTCGCCGACTTCCGCCTTGCGCTCGATCAGCTTATAGCTGCGCTTCGGCTGCATGACGGCCATATCCTCGCCGCTGGGCTGGAAATACTCGGTAAAGCCGTCGATCTCATACAGCGTCGCTCTCAGAGGCTTATCCTGTGCCACCTGCCAGAACCGGATACCGGCTTTCATTGCACCGTCCTCTTCATCATAGAGGGGGACGAACTCAAGCAGAGAGAACACCCGCAAATGCGTCAAATCCCAGAAGCCGAAGGACACGCCTGCGATTTTCGATTCACGCGCCGCATCCATGACTTCCTGGTCGAAGTCCGGGCAAAGTTTTTTCGGTGTTTCCTTCTCCGCAAAGGTCACGCCGTTTCCCAGCAGATACGAAACCTCCTGATCCACCGCCAGGCCGAAGAAGCGGCTGGCCAGCTTATGGTTTGCCGTCCACATATCCGTGTGGGCACGGCCCTGCATATCGTAGATGATCTTTTCATAGCGGTTAATGGTCGGATTCAGGCCGTTGTAATATTCCTCAGCATCCGCCGCCGTCTTATATGCGTGGGATTCGCGGTGCTCGTTGATCGCGCTGCGGATAAACTCCATCCGCGCCTTTTCGTCCTCGCCCGCCGCCACAAGGTCATTATATGTCTTAATCTCCGCTCACCCCTTATCTCAGAATGGAAACATAATCAGAGCTGTCGCGTTTGTTCCACAACCGCTTTACGATGCTGGCCGCGCTGTCCGGCGCATCATCATGCTCAACATTCTCGTTGTAATCGCAAATCTGGTCGATATACGCATCATCCGTACCGGCCACAAAAACCACATTGCGCCATTCCGCCTTGAGATAGCTTGTGATTTTAAGGAATTTGTTCATGTTTTCGTGATATGTAACGGCCCGTTCGCCCTTCGCACGCAACGCCTTTGCCAAATAGCCCTTGTCGGCGTTGATCTCGCAGTAAATCTCCCCAGCATTGAAGGACTTCCGAAGCCGGATGATCTCATTCATGCAATCGTCCACATGCTTGTGCCAAAGCCGCCCATAGAGGTAATATGTTGTTCCCTTCTTCCGGGCGATCGTAAACGCCGTATAGTCATCGCCGCCGTATGCCGCGTCAATATGGCAAATGCCCTGCTCTGCAAGGCAAGGCTCCGCGCCCATTTGCGGCGTGTCAAAGATCACATCATCACTGGCAATGTGCCGTAGCTCGTAGTTTGCCGCAAACAGGGATGACGTCATAGACGATTTAATGGTTTGCAACTCATCCACGGAGATCAACCCAGTTGAATAGCAATCGTACTTTTCGATATTCGGCATCATGGAAAACGCGTCTTCCTTGTGCCAAGGCGTCCCGGTGTTAAAAATGCGTCCGCCCCGATTGCGGATGTTCTGTAACTCCTGATAGATCGTTTTTGTATGGTCTCGCTCTGCGCGGGAAATGCGGTCCTGTACGTTTACAATATCGTCCGTAAATATGCGGTCAAAATGCTTGCCGGTCAAGGACCCGTTCACGCCGCACGCCACAAGCTGGCTCGTGCCCTTGTTGTCCGCTGCCAGATTCGTGGAAATCTCCGTCGCGGATACCGTTGTCAGGATCAGCGGTTTCCCGTGTATCTTCTCGCACAGCGCCTCCATGTATGGCGATAGCAGCAGATTCCGCACCTGCCGCACAACCTCTTTCACATCCGCATCCGTTTTTCGCATAAACAGAGTTTTGAGATTCGGCAGAAGGACGATGATCTCCGCCAGCGCAATCGAAACGCATGTTGTTTTATAGCTGCCACGGTGCGCCTGCAAGGTTTTGTCCTCACTCCCGCGCACCATATCCTGTATCCATGCGTTGTGCAGCGCACCCAGCTTATCAAACCCAACAGCATGACCGAACGCGATGGGGTTATGTATCAGCAGTTCCGCCGCTTGTATCCGCGTCATTCTGCATCACCATCTTCTCCAGCTCGTCCAATGCAATGCCCTTTGCGTCCGTCACTGCCACATCCACGCTGTCACGCTGCCCCAAAAACTGTTTGCCGAGGAAGATCGCCATTGTAGCGTTCTTTTCAGCCAATCGCCACTGACTTCTCCGCAGCGAAATTTTCCCCGCTCCTCGCTTTTGCTTAAATACCTCGGAAAAACTGGCATGATAGGTGCGTTTACACCAACTATCCAATGTTTTATCGGTCACGTCAAACCAGCCGCAGATTTCCTCAAGCGTGCATTGCAGGCCGCAGAGGTTCTCGAACTGCTTCTGATCTATTTCCTTTCTTGGCCTGGCCATACGCACCCTCCTTTCTCTGCTGGCGTTTAATAAACTTCTCCATGTCCCGCTTTAGGTGCGGGCTGCTTGTTTTTTCGATGATTGCCTGTGCTTCTTCAATCGTCATTCAGAAGCACCGCCTTTTCTCCGGTAAACTTTTCCCATCGATCAATAATGACATCCGCATACTTCGGATCGTACTCCATGCAGAAAGCGTGTCTGCCATTCTGCTCCGCTGCCATGATCGTTGTGCCGGACCCAGCGAACAGGTCGAGGACATTCTCACCCGGCTTACTGGAACACTGCATCTGGTAATCAAACAGCTTAATCGGCTTCATGGTCGGATGCTCCGCAGACTTGACAGGCTTATCGAAATTCAGCACAGTTGTCTGCCTGCGGTTCTTGAAGAAGTAGTGCTTCTTGCCTTCCGTCCATCCGTATAGACAAGGTTCGTGCGCTTCCTCTTCAATCTCGCTCTCACCATACAGGCAAGGCTCATGTTTCCACTGGAAATCCTGTCTCCCCATCACAAGGGAGTTCTTCACCCAGATCAAACACTGCCGGACACGCAGCATCGCATCTCTGCACGCGCCTCGGAAGTTATACCCCTCGCTGTCTGCATGCCAGATGTAGAACGGAGCACCGGGCTTCATGACCATCGCCGCATTGGAGAATGCATCCGTCAGGAAACGCCTGAAGGCCGTATCCTCCATATTGTCGTTCTTAATCTTCCCGGCGGTGCCCTGATAGTCCACATTGTATGGGGGGTCTGTGAGCAGCAAATCCATTTGTGCCCCCCCCACGAGCTTCTGTACGGCTGTCAAAGACGTACTGTCTCCGCACATAAGGCGATGGTCTCCAAGCTGGTACACATCGCCCAATTTGCTCTTTGGCTCTGCCGGTAAAACAGGATCGTAGTTGTCCTCTACCACTGACGTGTCGAGTTCATCACGCAGACCCCAATCAAAGTCAAAAGCCGACAAATCCAGCCCCGGCAGCTCATCAGCCAGCAGGTCAAAGTCCCAGTCGCTCTCGTTACTCTTGTTATCCACCAGCCGCAGGGCGTTTACCTGCTCCGGTGTCAGATCGTCCACGCAGACACAGGGCACTTCTTCCATGCCCAGCTTTTTTGCCGCCATAGCGCGGCAGTGGCCGATTACAATCACGCCGTCGCGGTCAATCACAATCGGCTGTACAAAGCCGTACTGCTTGATGCTCTCCGCAACGTTGTTGATTTGCCGCTTATCATGCTTTTTTGCGTTGGCGGCATACGGCACAATATCCGCAAGCCGCCGTTTTGTGATTTCCATGCTTTCCTCCTGTTTTGCTACCAGCCCCCACCCCTTGGCTACAGTAACAGTCTTTCCCCTCCCATGCGGCCTTCTGGAAGCTCTCAAACATGGGTTACACAGTCTGCCCGCAGAGGGGCAATGTCTTTTCACAGGTCCCGGCATTGCGCTCTGTTTGAATTGCTTACACAGCGGCCTAATCATACGATTGCCTCCACCACGCCACATCCATTGAACGCCTCGGCACTCGCTCAGAGTGCAGCAATGCCGGTATCCCACGGAACTTTTCAGCCCTGCGCCGGTACGTCGGTCGCATCCGTTTCTTCATTCATAGCCGGAGCCAGCCAAATAATTATTATTCGTCCTGCCGCTTTCGTACAGCGCACAGGAAAGACCACTTTCGCAGGCTTACGCTCCGTGCGGCTACGAGGCAAGAGGTCACGCCTATGGCACGGACAGTTGGGAATCGAACCCACCGCACGCGGTTTTGGAGACCGCGTCGCCACCTTGGAACATTTGCCCGCATATTTGGTCGCCTTACCGCTTAGATTGTCACACGCTACCGGCAACTACGCTCCGAAAAGTCGCAGCCCCTATTCCGTCAGGTCAAACCGGTCTTGACGCATCAAGACAAGCGCAGTTTTCAGCGGGCATTGTCATTTCCATGTGAGCCACGACGAACGGTCTCACAGTGTCCGGGTGCTACCCGGCCTCTTGTGCAAGCGGCTGGACTCGAACCAGCGGCCAAATGCTCTACCGACTGAGCTACGCCTGCATATAACAACAGCCCATAGGTTTCCCTACAGGCTGTTTTTGCCGGTACGCCCGTTACCGGGGCCGCTTGCGCGGTGCGCCCAATACCGGCGGCGCATAGAAGGGAGGAAAAGTGATGATTGGGAAAATGCGTGGATGCCACTGTCCTATCATCCACTGTACATATTGTAGCACATCATTAGGCGGAATCTGTATCACCTTTCACGAGTAACCCTGCATATTTCGCTACATCATGCAGAAATCTTTCCTTCCTCCGGCTGAATGTTGCCTCGCTAATCCCAGGAATCACGATCTTGTTGCGAGAGTATTTGTGCTTGCCCTGGCAGTTGCGCATAATTCCATATATTAGCTGCCGCCGGATTGTATCGCTGCCGATATCTCTGCCGCAGCGGTCTATAGCGTATTCCACCGCCAGCATCTTCTGCGTCTCTGGCCATCGCTCTATGGCGGCAAGCTGCTCCGCCTTGCTCTCGGCGGGTCTGCCGGCGCCTTGTCCTCTTGGCATGCCCTCCGTAGCGCTATGCGTCCCGTCCATGATCTCCGCCCGGGCCTCGCGATACGCCCGCACCCGGCGCGGATACCCACGCACATAAGCAATGCACTCCAACCGCACATCATAAGGCAGTGTCGCCTTTTTGCTCATTTGCCCTCCTTTACTCCGCGCTGTTTACCAGCTTATATTCGCCCCGCAGGGCCTTTTCGATGTCCGCCATCTTTACATAGCCGTTGTTTTTGGCCTCCACCAGCTCCACAAGGCATTGCTGTAAGTATTCCAGGCTGCGGGTGTCGTGCTCGTCTGCCGTCTCCTCCCGCACATGGAATCCGCACTTGTCCAGCAGCACGCAGGAAACATTGTCCATGCATTGTTTGGTGCCATCCAGGCGGCTCAGCTCGTATGCCTTAGCCGGATTATTTGGCACCGGCTTCCCATTAACTCTCTTGAGCATCGCAGTCACCTCTATTCTCGAACCGGCACACGCCGGGATAATTGGCCACCGGGCAATAGTCCGCGCACGCTGGGCAATCCGCATTGACGCATATTTCGTCCTGCATCCATTTGCAGTCATCAAGCATCGGTTTCACCGTCCTTCCGTTCGCCGTAGGAGCAAAAATCGTCAGGTTTAGGTGCATCTTCTGGGATAATTCGGATGGTTTGAAAGAGCCAGCAACCAAACCACTCCCCGTCGTTATTATCCGCAAACCACTTGCAGTCCTTACACCGCACCACCGGGGCCACATCAGCGGCGGGCAAATTCTCCGCATATTCCAACACCGATTCAATGCCGTTTATAAAATGCTTGTTGCCGTTCTTTCTGTCGTAATGATCGCGACGGATGGGGAATTGCATCAACGCGCCTCGCTCGATGTATTCAGCCATTGTCGTCCTCCTCCCCCCCCATTGAACCACTTCCGCAATTCGTGCGCGCACGAAACACACAGCTCGTAGTCATTGTCGTTTATGTCGTTTTTAACTCGCCGCATACCGGCATAGGTGACGGAGTTGAACGGGTTAATCTCCGCTCCGCAACGGTCACACACTCTCTTTGTCGCCACTGTTAGCCCTCCTGTTCCATGCTTCGATTGCTTTTTCTTTGCTGGGCAGCCCAGATACTTTCATCTCCTTTGTGTGGAGGCCATCACCAGCCCTATATCTCCCACAACCGGCATCCCACCCAAAGTCTGCTCTATCGTAGGTATCGTACATATGGATAACGGTTGCAACTCCACCGCACTCAGGGCAGCGTTTCAATTCAGCCATTGTCAGCCCTCCTCACAGTAAAATCTGGAAATGTCATCCATACGCCAGCGAACCGTGTCCGAAAGAGTGGAGCATAGATACCCACCTTCCATGTGTACGGACTTCACGCCATATACCTGCGGATTCGTGAAAGTCCCGAATTGCTTTTTCATGTGCTCCTCAAACTCGTCCTTGAAGATAATAGTTAACCGCATCACTCCACCTCCTTCTTGGTGTACCCATCCTTCAATGATCTATTCCTACGGCAACACGAACACCTCTGATGCCGTAAGCCCTTCCACGCGCAACCATCGCAGTTCCCAATTTCAACATAATCAAACGATATAGGGTTGTACACATCGAGTTCTAACATTTGCTGAACATTAAGCAAAGCGTTGTCCATGTATGGTGAAATATTGACGCTGCGGTTTTTGCTAACCTCCCTGAGATAGTCAATCAAGTGGTCAAAGTTGACATAAATGCTCATACGCTGCCCTCCAGCATATCTTTTGCCGCATCCATATTGTCAACCCCCTATCTCATGTGTCGTTTCCCGGCCTTTGCAAACCTCGCGCTCTGCCGCACATAGCGCTCCCGGGCGACGGTGTTGGCTTGATCCACCCAGGGCTTTTCCTCCAGCCGCTTGGCCTCATACGCCCGGAACGCCTCGCAGCTCTTCCGGCAGGCCCCGCATGGGAGCCTGTCCGGGCACTCTTTTACGCATGGGCTTTTCATCCGGCCCACCTCACGGTCTTTTCCCGCACGCCCCACCGCAAGGCGTCCTCGTGACTGTCAAAATACAGATCCAGCCGATTCCCGGCAATGGCTCCGCCGGTGTCCTGCACGGTGTATGTATGGCCGTCCAGTTCGATTTCCGTACCCATCGGCAGCACATCTGGGTCTGCGGCGACCGTCACGCCCTGGGTGGCTTTTGCGCCGGTGGCTGTGTAGCCATTTGCGTACGCCCCACAGCATTTTCCACAGGGGCAGTACGCAGTGACGGTAAATACGCACGTCCGCGTCTCCTGGGTCTCCTGCGGCTCATCGCGGGGCAGAACCACCCCCGGCGGCACAACTACAGTCTCCGGCGTTTGCCCGCTGTCCTCTGTGGCAGACGCAATGCCCAAGGCCCCCAAGATTGCTACAAGCAGCGCCGCGATTAACACGCTTCTTTTCACCATTCCACCGTCATCTGCCCTTCATCCGGCAGCAATACCCGTAGGTTTGCAAGCAGGGATTCCCGGTCTCCAATCATCTCCAGCCGGGCATGCAGCAGCTTTGCGCCAGTATTCGGCTTTTCGGCTTTCGGCGGTGCATCGTTAACAGCGTGCTCCTCGCTCTGCGCATCCACCGTATGTATGTCCACCGCATCCGCATTAGCCCACTCCATGATTTTACGCTGCCACATCTCCGCGTTTCTTCCGCCACGCCGGAAAGGTGCGCCTACCCTTTCGGCGTAGGCTCTAATGGTTTTATCGGATGCGCTCATTTCCTCCGCAAGCCATTTAGCCGTTCCGCCGAAAGATTGCATGTTGCGGAAAAACTCGCGTTTCAGATCCTCCGGCATAGCCTTAAATTCAGACCACGGCATAGGCCGCGTGATATTATAGCTTTTCACTTCTCCGTTTTTCTCCTTCCTCTGCTTTTCGGTGAGGGTATCGCTGGGGAGCGAGCACCCACCGCGTTTTCTGTTGATGTGAGCAAATGCACCCATTGCTATGCGTTTTTTCTGCATGCAGTCGTAATCAAAATCATTCATAGTCGGCTATGTACACCTCCGTCCGGGGGTTATCCTTGTCGTACAGCACCCGGCTCCCGTCGTGGCTAACGATAATGCCGCTGTGATCGTCTTTGAGCACACCGGCCCTTACCAGCACATCGTCGATGGATTCCAGCAGATTTGTCAAATCCACTCGCCGCCGGGTAGGCATATAAAACAGGCATTTGACCTCCACAGGATCCTCAATAAGACGCTGCATTGTGGCAATTTTGCAGTGCCATACAGCTTCCGCCTCGTAGTCCATATACTTCTGGGACGGCATTATAAACGGCTTCCCCGTTTTGCTGCTGTGCATGATCCGCATAGAATTTTTCTTTGTGATTGGTGCCAGCGGCACCGTGATCTCAATCATCGTCTCCCTCCTCGATGGACACCGCCACATAGCCGGGCCGTCCTTTGTACCGTCTACCGCTGTTGTATACTGCCTTGTAGATAGAGCGCCAGTTAACATGGCACATATTGGCAAGCTCAATGACGGAATCAGACACCGCCTCCGGTAGCTCGTACTTGTCCCGGCTTACGCGCATGTATACCGTCATCTCAATACCTCACTCCGATGTAGTCCAATACTCTGGCGTAGCCAAGCCCCTTTTCAGTTGGCTTCCACAGTCCGTCCACAGGGTCATACGCCCCACCGCCGATGCAAAAGTCGTAGTGCTTCGGGTGCGTGTGCTTCATGCGCTCAAACCGGTTTTCTCCCTTTTCGAGATGAGCGCCGAACGCGCAGAACATGCAGCCCGTGCGCTGGCATCCCGTGCAATGTAGTTTGCAGTCGATCAGCGTCGCGCCGTAGTCGTTCTCGCCGTCGCTGGCTACGATTTCGCCGTACACGCTTGCGATAGGTATATGCCGATCTACGATAAACCGAAGCACGTCTTGCTCTGTCCAAAAGCTCATCGGCTTGCCAATTTTGCGTTTCCCTTCAAACGCATTACACCCAGATTTAAGCCAATATGTCATTCTCAATCGGCTTTCCGATGCCATTACTGCGGTTATTGGTTTCATCCCCGATTTATGCTCGTGTAATTTTAGCGGTTCTTTTTTCATCACTCTGCAGCATTGCGCGGACACCTTAAACGGCGCACTCAGCAGAAATTCCCACTTAGCGCAATTGTACACAGACAGGTTTCCGTCTCGTCTAATATCTTCTCCGCGCAAACGCCTCATGCGTTGCCCGTTCGGATTTCGTTTTGCGTCTACAACGCAGTCAGCCACTTCCTTGCTTACGATACTGTATCCGTAATTTGTCACCACCTGCCGGATATTCATCCGTGGCCGTAGTCGCACAAGATTGACAGTGATCCGTGGGAACTCCTTCCGCAACCATGCTGCGTACTCGTTGACAAATCTCTGTATCTCTGGGTATTCAAGGCCGGTGTTGGCAAACGCCAAATTCAGCGGCCACGGAGGTGTGCGGAACGACGAAAGATACCTTGCAGCCAAATACGCAAGAGCGGTGCTGTCCTTTCCACCGGAAAATGAAACATAACACTGTCCGCCCCACGCGGTGTACCACTCATCCAGTTTCTCAACGCTGGTGATGACCTTGTCATCCAAATCAAGGGATAGCAATTTCTTGGCAGCCTCGTTCGTCAACGGAGTGTTAAACCGTTCCATCTCCCGCCGCCTCCATCTGCCCATCCACCTGCATCGATTTGGCAAGGCGGCTGTATGTGTCCAGCTCGTCCAGAGCCCGCTTGCGGTACATGGCAAGGAGCATCTTCTTCTCCTCGTCCGTCTCGGCCAGTTTATACCCGCCATCCGGCAGAGCCACAATGGGCACCCCCTGCCGCCGCTGCGCTCGGATCATGTGCCTGTTCGCTCTGTCCGTCATACCGGTGAGCGCTTCAAGGTTTTTCCGGGTGTATGTAATGCCGGGAATCATGCGTAATGTGGTCATGTCATTCCTCCTCGCCAAATGGCAATCATGCTGGGAAACGGCGCCGATCCCATCGGCTTTCCGTCCAGTTCAAATTTCAGCCTACCTCGCAGGAATCGAATTTCCGCCTTACCCAAAACATAGTCGTGAAAGCTGGCTCTGTCTGTTCGCGCCGGAATCAGTAGAACAACCGTTGTCCCCGGCTTCTGTCCCTCGCGGTAGCATTTTTCCGTCCACAGTCCGGTTTCCTTGTTCCCATAGGGCGGGTTACAAAACACCGTTTCGCCCTCCCAATTTTGCCGCAAACCATCATCGTTTTGCGTGAAATACCGCGCGCACTTGTGGTTTTCGTCACTGGCGGCAGCGTCCAGCGTGAAATGAAACTCCGCGTCCAGTTCGTCAAACAACTTTTGCGGCGTTTCCCAGAAATTCTTATCGCTGGAAAACAAAGCTTCGTTCCGCAATGTCATTCCTCCTCCGGGTTGATTTTCGTAATATTGCCGAGGTGCTTCATCTCCGTTCCCCCCATCAATCATTTCAGCCTCCAATTCTGCTTTTTCCCGATGTTAAGCATATAATCCCTCGCCCGCTGGTTGATCCTGCTGCCGATGGCTTCATCCCAGCTCAAAATGCGGTCAATGGTCAACTCCGTGGAGATGATCGTGATTGCATCCGGGTCAATGTACCGGGCATTCAGCAGGTCAAAGGCGATGTTTTTGTCGGCATCCGTAACGCTGCCCTTTAGAAAATCGTCGATATACAGCGCACGGACGGTTTTCAGCGGGTGCATGGCTTCGGTGTATGCTTCCGCATCGTTTACCTTTGCCTTGATTGCCGGAATATCTCCCCGCCATTGCACATACCGTACAGGGATTCCGCCGTCCATCAGCTTGGCGCAAATCGCCGTACACAGGTGGGTTTTCCCAGTTCCGGGAGAGCCGCCGATGAAAAACCACTTGCCCTTCCAGTCGGTCAAATACTGCTCCGCCGCTTGCTTTGCAGCCTGTTGCCAATACTCCCGCGTTTGGAATGCCTCGAATGTACAGTTATCCAGCAGACCGGCCAGCCCGGAACGCTCCATGCGAATTCTGTTTTGCCGGATGATCTCGCATTTGCAAGTGCTGCTCACCAGTTCGCCGCTTTCCGTGCGCCGGACGGTGTAGCCCAGCCCACCGCAGATGTCACAGCCATGTTCCGACATGGTATTCCTCCTTCGTTGGTTGCGCTCCGGCCTCCGTCAGCACATCATCCCATCGGCCTTGATTCAGCCATGTGGCTGGGTTTGGGATGTATTGACCGTTATCCTTGCGCCACTGTTCGCTGTTTTTCTGACTGTTGACGGCATCGATAAGCGTTTTAACCGGCACAGAAACCTTGGAAAATGCTTTCTTTGCGGCCTGCTTTCCGACTTTTCGGGGATATGCCGCCCAAAACGATTCAAAAGGCGACGCGCTATTGTCTTTGTCTTTGTCTTTGTCTTTGTCTTTGTCTTTGTCTTTGTCTTTGTCTTTGCTTGTTTTGCTTGGCAAATCTGGCATTTGCTTGTTTTGCTTGGCAAATCTGGCATTTGCTTGTTTTGCTTCTGCGCCCTTTCTTCCGGCTTCGCTTCGTGCGTCGGATAAACTATCCATTGCAGAGTTGTCTCGATCTATCTGCGCCCGCATCATCGGGAATAAAAACCGTTCGTTCCCGCCGAGCTGCGGGGCTTCGCCCGTCCTTGCATAAACCAACAAGGAAGTGAAAAGCCGCCCCCTCTCTGCGTCACCGAGCGGTTCTATCGCATCTAAGTAATCGATGAACAGCTTGATGTATGTCATATCCGCCATGCACTTACTCCTTGCGCGGAAGTAGGCAAATACCGATTCCGTGATCCGTAAAAATGCTGGCTAACTGCCCTGCATCCTCCTCCGAAAGATCATCAATTCGTAAGACATTGTTAGTAAGAGAATCGGAAAGTGCGTCTCGGATGCTATCGGCATCGTAGATAATCGCGTCAAATGTCATCCCTCGTCACCTCCAATTAAAACGGCAAATCGACGTCGTCCTCGGAAATCTCCGTGAAGGTCTGCGTGGGTTTCTGCGTAGCGTCCTTGCTGCCGCAGAAATGCACCTTGTCGGCAGTCAGCTCCACCACGGAGCGCTTGTTTCCGGTCTTGTCCTCATAGTCCCGGCTGGAGAGCTTGCCCTCCACGATGATCTCCTTGCCTTTGGTAAAGTGGGTGCAGATCAGCTCTGCCGTTCCCTGCCATGCCACACAGGGGAGGAACAGCTTCGTTTCTCTGTCCTTTACCTTCTCGCTCCACGCCACGCGGAAGCTGCACACCGTTGTCCCGTTCTGCGTGGCTCTGCGTTCGGGGTCAGAGCAAAGCCGCCCCTGCAAAATCATTCTGTTTACCATCTTTTTCCTCCTTACAAATAGCTTTTTCCGAATTCTCGCCGGAAGTCATCTTCCGTCCACCCCTGCTCCCGCATGGCCTTTAACTGACCATGTCGGCGTAGCATACGCATTTGATTTCCGTTGCGGTGTACGGATAGACGCCCATTTCTATGGCACCGATCGCCGCAGAGATCCACCACAAGGCCGTATTTCTCGCTTTTGTTTCGATATGCGCCGCCGAAGATGTGGTGCCGCTCCAGCGGATCACTTGCGCCATTTCTGCCGCACAGAAAACACCGTCTATTGTCAGTCACCTTTATCACCTCCCAGCGGCTGGGCTTCGCCCCAGCGAGATTTCAGCGCATCCAGCTCCTGCGGTGTCATAGTCTCGATTTTAGCCTCCCTACAATCGGAAACAATCTGGTCAATCAGTCGTGACATCTGCTCTGTGTCGTAGGTGCTGGAGCCGTACCAGACAGTCACATTCACGCAGCCGGGAATTTTGCTCGGCCCTTGCTCGGCCATCCAGCCCGTTCCCTTGGATTCCCATTTTCGGCAGAACTCGTCCGCCGCCTTTGATACAATGCACAGAACATCGCTTACGCCACCGATGATCTTGATTTCCTCCCGGTACACATCATTCCTCGGAATCCCATAGTGCGCCGCCAGCTTGTCCATCAGAACCCACGCATACGCATTTGCGTCAAGGCTCCGGCCCTTGCGTTTGATCTGCGCCACATACTGCTTGTCCGGCTGCAGCTCGTCGCACACGGCCATTGCCGCCCGGGGGGACTGTACCCGGAGGCACAGCCACGCCCCATCGCTGTCCTGCAACCACCGGGCGGCATCAACGGTTACTTGCTGCATATTACCTCCTCTGACTGCGGCCACTTCCCGCGCTTTAAGCATTTTGCCAAATATCGCAGGCGTGGGAGATACTGCGATTCTACCCACTCGCTGTCATACTCGACCTTGTGAGCGGAAAGCCTGTTCATGTCGATCGGAAGGAAAAAATTCTCATATTCCGCCGGTGTCATCCTATATGCGATGATTTGGCAGGCTTTCCGTTTTCTAAAGATTCCGCAACCGCTGGCGTACATCTCCACTTGGCACTGCATCCAATATCCCTTTGTGACCTTAAAAACGGGCTTGCTGTGCGTTTTGACCTCGTGTATCATGTCGCGGGTTTCCCCGTCGTAATTCACGCGTAGCCGCAAACGGCGCACTTTTATCTGCCTATCTCTTGTTTGGACATTCGCGGCATCCAGTATCTTGTGTTCGTATGCCGTTCCGGCCTGCATCGCCGCACTGGCAAAATGGTCTTTCCGAATACCAAGCTTTACAGCCCACCATCTGCGGAATGTTTCTGTGTCCCACGATCCCATAATCGTAACCGTGTCCGACGCTCCAAACCATCCGCTCCTATCGTGGTTCCGTATCATAGTTTGCTGACCGCCTTTTCAAGCTTGTCAATCGTCGCGAAATATCCCATAAGGTTATTTAGCTGCTTGTCGCTAATGCCAACACTGGCCAGCAAATCTCGGTGGTCAAGGCCGTTCTTTTCCTTGATGGTGATAAGCCTTTCCAGCCGCTCTTTTATTGCCCAAATACTATGGCGGCTCAAATCGTCCTCGCCATCGTCGGTATCTCCCTCTGCCCACAAGTCAAATCCAAGCCCCGTGCGGACGGCCACGCCCTTCACAAATGCTCTCGCCAGGGCATTGTTTATGCGGAGCTGGTTCAGCGTATCGGTGTATACAACAAGCGATCCGTTCAGCAGCGGGGTGTCATAGGTGTATTCCATGCCGTCAATGTGGATCAGCACCCGTACAAACCAGCACTCGGTTTCCCGCCCCTTGCTCGTGACTACTTTTGCCTGCGGCCAAAGATATGTCTTTGTTTCTGGGCATTCAACGGGCGCATACCAAACGGATTCAGCGCCGTTTTCGTGCAGCAGTTTCACGCACTTTGCCCAGCTCAGATAGGGGACTTTAATTAATTTCCCACTTTCGTCCTTTGCATCCCGCACATCGCAGTAAGGACGCACATCCAGTTTTACAAGTTCATCAAATGATTTAAGCATTCCTTTTCCTCCGTTATCGCTCATTCCCACGCCTCCTCGATATACTCCTCATTGTTGCTGACGCACTCACCGCAGAGCCAAACCCCCTTGTAATGCAATGCACAATCCTCCTGAATCGGCTCCCCGCAGCAGTCGCACACGGGGCGCCGGTCGGTCTGCCTGTCCTGCTCTTCGGCGTAGCACTCCGCAGAGCAGGACAG